ACAGACTTGTTAATAATTATGTAGATTCAAACAATCTTGGACAAATTTATATTGATGCAACTAATAATAAATTAAACATCATTGATAAAACCGGTGGATCTACTCATTTAGATGTAACAGTTTCACCTAAGTTTAGAGATCCTGCAGCTTTTCATCATATTGTGATAGCAGCAGATACAACACAAGGTACCGCAGCTGATAGACTAAAAGTTTATATTAATGGCACTTTACAAACAGACTTTGCATTAGGTGCAACTTATCCAAGTCAGGACGCTGTTTTGAAGATGAATGCAGCATCAGCCTCAGATCAATTCAGAATAGGTAGTCACAATGGAGGCGGTGATTATTTTGACGGTAATCTAGCTCATTTTCATTTTGTAGATGGTACAGCTTATGCAGCTAGTACTTTTGGACAAACAGATTCGACATCAGGAATTTGGAAACCAAATACTGCTCCATCAGTAACTTATGGAAATAACGGTTACTTTTTAAAATTCGAAAATAGTGGTGCTATGGGCACAGACAGTTCGGGTAACACAAACACATTTACTGTGTCAGGAACGATGACACAAAATGTAGATACTCCATCAAATAACTTTTGTACTTGGAACTCAATTAATCCTTTTGGTGGAACTCTCGCTAATGGAAATTTAACAGCTGGAAATAGTAGTAGTTATGACCACAATGTGCAAGGAACTTTTGGAATGACAAGTGGTAAATGGTATTGGGAATATAAAATGGGTGGCTCACATGGAGAATTTGGAGTTTGCGAACAAGGAAAATCACCGCAAACAGACCCACAAAATGCAGCAGGAAATTATTTTATTTATAACAATGGTAGTAATACAACAGGAACTATTTATAATAATGTATCAGGTTCAAGTTCCTCAACAGTAACAGTCACCGCATTTGCTAATGGTATGATTTGTGGTTGTGCTTATGATGCAGATAATGAAGCATTATACTTTCATCAAAATGGAACTTATGTAAATAGTGGTGACCCTACAAGTGGTGCAAGTAAAACTGGAGCTATAATCACTAGTTTAAAAGCAAGATATAACGGAGTTATTGTTCCATTTATGGGTTTTGGAACAAGTAGTGCAAGAACAAATTTTCATGCAAACTTTGGTTCAGGATTTTTTGGAACTACAGCAGTTACTTCAGGTAACGCAGATGCAAATGGTTTTGGAGATTTTGAATATGCTGTACCTTCAGGGTATTATGCGTTATGTACTAAAAATATAAAGGAGTTTGGATAATGGCTTATATAACTTTTCAACCTACAGATTATTTTGATACTAAATTATACACTCAATCAGGTAGTAGTAACAATGGTAATCCACAAACTCTTACCATGGATAATGTAGGTTTTGTTTGGATTAAAAATAGAGATTATTCAAATGGTAATTGTTTGTTTGATATAGTTAGAGGTGGAGATCAACTTCTTGCTTCAAATAGCAATGGTATTGCAGAAACTGCTGGTGGTGGAATAACATTTGGTTCATCAGACACGACAATAGGTGCAGACACAGGTGGTTATGGATTTAACAATAGAGTAGGTGATGATTATGTGGCTTGGCATTGGAGAACAGACGGAAGTTCAGGTTCGTCTAATTCAGATGGTTCTATAAGCTCAACTGTTTCTGTGAATACAACGTCAGGATTTTCTATCGCGACATACGCAGGTAATGGTGCAAGCTCAGGGACAGCAACTGTAGGTCATGGACTTGGCGCAGTTCCACAAGTTGTGTTACAAAAAAGAGCAACAGGTTCTGTACAGAATTGGCATATGTATCATATTGGAACAGGTAATGGCTCTGCTTTAATTTTAAACGATTCACAAGCTAAAAATACTCAGACAGATTATTGGGGAGATACGACACCTACAAGTTCAGTTGTTACTGTTGGTCCAAATAATTTATCAACAGGAACAAATGTATTATACAGCTTTACAGAAAAACAAGGTTTTTCAAAATTTGGAACATACACTGGTAATGGAAATGCTGATGGACCATTCGTTTATACAGGATTTAAACCAGCTTTTGTTTTAGTTAAAAACGCAGATGATACGCAAAACTGGTTTTTACAGGACAGTAAAAGACTTGGTTATAATGGAGCTAATCATCTTCAAAAACCAAACAATGCTGGTGCAGATGACACAGGCACACATATTGATATTTTAAGCAATGGTTTCAAAACAATAGTTAATACAGCTAATTGTAACGGTAATGGCAATAACATAATATACATGGCCTTTGCAGAAGAACCTATAGTATCATCAAATGGAGTGCCAGCGACGGCAAGATAATTATGAGTAGTATTATAAAAGTAGATACAATACAGGATGTAGATGGAAATGTCATCATTAGTAAATCGACAGGTGGTGGTATTCAAGGAGTATATCCATCATCAACAGCCCCTATTGTATTTACAGTAACAGTAGCAACGAAAACAACTGATCATCCATATTACGACGTGGGTAGTACAAATGCATATGTAATAAATGGATTACAAGCACCAAAAATCGAGTTAAATGGTTTTGATACAGATAAACCTTATTATTATAAATTTGATCAATCACATTCAACTAATGAAAATCATCCACTACGTTTTTATTTAGACGCTGCAAAAACAACGGCTTATACAACTAATGTGACTACAAGTGGTGTGCCAGGAAACTCAGGAGCACATACAACAATAGCTGTTGATAGAAACACACCAAACGTGCTTTTCTATCAATGTTCTTCTCATGTAAAAATGGGTAACTATGTTGCTTTAACTTCTCCTGTTTTAAATTTAGGAGTGCGAACAATTGCTTTTCCAAGCACGGCAGGATCAGCAAATCAAGTATTACAAACTGATGGTGCAGGACAATTATCATTCGGTGATGCAGTAACTTTTCCTTCTATTTCAAGTATCTCACCTTCGGTTGCAGATAATACACAAACAGCAATAACGCTCACCGGCACGAACTTCAAAGATAGTTCATCACCACCAGCTGTTGAAGCACAAAATTCTTCAACAGGAGCCATTGTAGTTGCCGATAGTGTTACATTCACAAATACAACAACAGTCGTAGCTAATTTTACTGTAGCAGTTGATGGAACATATTTCATTAGATTAGAAAATAATGATGGTTTAGCTGCACGAACAGCAACGGCATTGTTAACAATATCCGATGCACCTGCGTGGGTTACAGGTTCGGGTTCTTTAGGTATAGTAGCAAATGGCGGAACTTTTAATTTTACTTTAACTGCAACAGATGCGGTAAGTTTTGCTGTCACATCAGGGTCCTTACCAAGTGGAGCAACCTTGAACACTGGAGTTGGCTCTGCTACAATTACAGGAACTGAAACCGGCACTACAGATACTACTGTAAGCAGTTTTACAGTTACAGCGACGGATGCAGAGGGTCAAACAGCTGCAAGAGCTTTTACAATAACAGTATCACATGGAGCTACAGGAGGAGGACAGTTCAACTAATGGCATCAACTTATTTAACAAAAACATTTAGTGGAAATGGTGATAGACAAAAGTTCACTTTATCTATGTGGATAAAAAGAGCAACGCTTGGTCAATCGTTTCTATTTACATCAGGTTCCTATGGTAGCACATCAATGATGCAATGGTTTTTTGATTCTGATGGAACTCTCGGTATGTATGATTACAACTCTAGCGGATCAGTTTTATCACAAGTAGTAACAACTAGAAAATTTTTTGATTTAAATGCCTGGTATCATATAGTTTTTAGAGTGGATACAACACAGGGAACAGCTGCAGATAGATTGAGAGTTTATGTAAATGGTGTACAAGAAACAATTTTTAATTCTTCAAGCTATCCTGGTCAAAATAACAATTATTTATATAGTGAAAGTATTACAGCTCAATATTTTGGTTCGAGAGCTGATAATTCAAGTTCTGATTTCGATGGAATAATGAGTCATATAAATATGTGTGATGGACAATCTTATGGACCTGATAGTTTTGGTTCAACAGACGCTACTACGGGTGAATGGAAAATTACCACATCACCAAGTGTTACATATGGAACAAATGGATATTTTATTTTAAAAGATGGTAATTCTGTTACAGACCAATCAGGTAACACAAATAATTTTGCAGTTTCAAACGGCACACTTACACAAACAGAAGATTGTCCAAGTCATAATTTTAATACGAAAAATAAATTATATTATCAAACTGGAGATGCTGGAGTAGTTATGGCAAATGGTAACACAAGTGTTTCTTACAGTCCAAATTCCAGTAGAAGTGCTTTTGGTACTATTGCTGCAAAAGATGGTAAATATTATTTTGAATGTAAGGTTACTAATAATAGCCTGCTAGTTGTTGGTATAGTCAACTTGGCTTGGTCAAATTTAAATGAGCCTAGTGGTTATGGTTATCATGATGATGCTTTGAACTTTGGTTACAATCATAATGGTGAAAAAACAAGTGGAGGAACAAACACTGCTTTTGGTACTGCGCCAAGTAATAGTGATATTATTCAAGTAGCAATGGATTTAGATAATTCTAAACTGTATTTTGGATTAAATGGAACTTGGCAAGGTTCAGGTGACCCTACTTCAGGTTCAACAGGTACAGGTTCAGCTTTTGATTTAGCATCAGGTGCTTATTATACCTCTGCTTGTAGGTTAAGAGATGGAACAGATTTATCATTTAATTTTGGTAATGGCTTGTTTGGAACAACAGCGATATCTTCAGAGGGAACTAACGCATCAGGTCATGGCAAATTTGAGTATGATGTGCCAACTGGTTACACAGCTCTATCAACAAAAGGATTAAACGAATAATGGCTTATACAACAGTAGATAAAGCGTCTGATTTTTTTAATACAGTTCTTTACACTGGTAATGCAAGTGGTAATCATGGAATTACTGGAGTGAATTTTACACCAGACTTTCTATGGATTAAGCCAAGAAGTGGAACAGATGCACATAGAATTCATTCACCTCTATTTACAGGCACAGATTATTTTATTAAAGCAAATGATACAACGGCTGAATCTCAAAACGCAGGTTGCGTTTCATCTTTTGATGCTGATGGATTTACTTTAAATAACGCTGATAGTGGTTGGAATGCCAACGGCACTACATATGCATCTTGGAGTTGGAAAGCAGGCACTACATCAGGATTATCAGGCGGCACAATAACTCCGTCAGCTTATTCTATAAACACAACATCAAAATTCGGAACATATAAATACACTGGTAATGGTTACGGATCACAAACTATTGCTCATGGTCTTGGAGCTACGCCTACCTTAGTGATGTTTAAGCAATTAACTGGTACTGAACAATGGAGAGTGCATTTTATGGAAGCTCCAAATCCTTATACTAAAATGCTCCTTTTAAATAGTAATGCTGCGGAAAGTAGTCAAAGCAATGGTTTGAGTGCAGTTAGCTCAACTACAATTACATTTGGAAGTGATGGAGCATATAACTTAAATGGAGAAACATACATTTGTTATGTGTTTTGTGATGTGCAAGGATTTGCTCAACATGGAAAATTTACTGGCACTGCTGATGCTTATGGTCCATTTGTAAACACAGGATTTGCCCCAGCTTGGGTTATGATAAAAAGTGTTTCTTCAACAAATTGGAGTATGTATGATAATAAAAGATTTGGAATTAACGGAAAAGATGCACCACTTTTTGCTGATTTAACTAACTCTGAGTCAACAGATTACAATAGAATACATTTTTTAAGTAATGGATTTAGAATTGTAAGTACAAGTGCGCAGGTTAATAACGACAACACTGCAATGATGTACATGGCCTTTGCAGCGGCTCCATTAGTAGGATCAAATAACATTCCGGCAAACGCGAGGTAAAAATGGCTTTTGGAATAACGGCCATATCACAAGATGCAATAGCAGCTTTAGGTACTCCAACTACCTTTGCACAAGTAACAGGTTTAAATTTAACATCTGCGATAGGAGCTTCACAAGTTGATCCTGATGTAATTCCTGTAGGACAAGTTTTAAATACAGCAGTAAACGCAGTAGGTATTACTGCAGGCGGAATACATCTTCCGATTGGTAATCCAATGTTTACGAGCACAGGCACTGTCTCGTTTACAATAAGTGGAAGTGTACAATTAACAGGCAATGCGATTACTGCCACATTAGGTAATGGTACTGCTAGTATTGATATAGATGCTAATGTAACAGGCATCAATATGGATCTAACTTTAGATAGTGTGGAGGCTCTATTAAATACACCAGTAGATGCACAATCTTTACCTTTGACTGTTTCTGTTGGTACTGTTGGCTCATTAGCATGGTCTGAGGTAAGCACAGATGTTACAAATACTTGGGTGGAGGTTGATATTGCTGCTTAGTAAAATTATAATGAATTATGGCTTCAACATTTAGTACAAATCTTAAAATAGAATTGATGGTCACTGGTGCTAATGCTGGTACATGGGGTTCTAAAACAAATACAAACTTACAATTAGCTGAACAGGCTATATCAGGTTATGAGTCTATAAACGTTACAGCAACGACAGTAGCTTTGACGATGGATGACGGTGCAATATCACAAGCGAGAAACATGGTTGTAGAATTTGCAGGCACACTGCTTGGAGCTTCAACAGTGACAATGCCTGATTCGGTTGAAAAAATGTACGTTGTGAAAGACTCTACAACAAGAGGTGGACATAACCTTACTTTCAAAACTGCTTCAGGTACAGGTTTTGATCCTGATAATGGTAAAATACATTTGGCTTATTCTGATGGTACAAACTTAAATGAAATAGCATTAAATACATTAGGTGGTGAGGTTGGTAGCGCATCAATAGCTGACAACGCTGTGATTACTGCAAAGATATCCGATAATCAAATAGTAACTGCAAAAATTTCAGATAATCAAATTACAACTGTAAAACTCTCAAATGATGCTGTGACAACAGTTAAAATTTCTAACAATGCTGTAACTGCAGATAAGCTAGAAAGAAAGTTTACTATCACTACAAATGTAACACCTGCTGGTGGTGCAAATGGAGATTTATGGTTTGTATATTCATAGGAGATATACATGGCATCAGAAACATACGTACATAACGGAACTGAATTTAAAAATGCAAACAACATTTATGTAAATGTTAGTGGTACTTTTCAAGGTGTTGATGAAGCGTATGCAAATGTTGGTGGCACATTTAAACTAGTTTTCTCTTCATTTCAAGCAACAAGCTTTGTAACTTTAGCAACGGGCACCGGAACTTTTACAGTGCCTGAAAATGCAAACGCAATACATATTAAATCTGCAGTAGCAGGAGGCGGAGGAGCTGCGCGTGGAGGTGATGCAGACTCAGGTGCAAATGGTGAATCTGCCGGAGCAGGTGGAGGATCAGGAGCATATATTTCTGACACTGTATTTATTGTTGCTGGTAATGAAACTTTAACTTATTCAGTTGGTGTGGGTGGAGCTCCAGGTAATGATGGAAGTAATGCAGACAGTACAGCAGGAGATGGAACTGTTACAAGTTTATCTGCTTCAGTAACAGGATCATTATTTACTTTAGGTGGTGGTGGCGGATCAAGTGGAACAGGTAGTGATTCAACTACGCTTCGTACTAACACAGCAGGATCTGCAGGTTCAGCGACTGTTGCTAGTGGAAGATATTCATCAGGAACTTTTAGAGACTCTGATGGATTAGCAAAATTATTAACCACACTTACCACAGGTCCCACAGGAAACTTTAATGATTCAGGTAATGGAGCACAAGGTAATTTGACAGGAACAGGTAACTGCTCAGGATCAGGTTGTCGAATAAGTGGTTTTGGTGGTGCCCCATCTTTTGCAGGAAATATAGCTGGAGGGACAGCAGGATCGTCTATTGGAAGTGGCACGAATGGTGGAGACGGATCTCGAGGATCAGGTGCAGGGGGCGGAGCAGCTCAAGTAGATAGCACGGGAGCAACTCTAGGTGGCACAGGCGGTGCGGGTGAAATGGTTTATAGATTTATGAGGGTAGCATAATGGCATTAGCAAATATAAAATTATTACCAGGTTTTGATAAAACAGAAACACCTTCAGGTGCTGAGGGTAAATGGATAGATGGTGACTTTGTAAGATTTAGATATGGTCAACCAGAAAAGATTGGTGGCTTTGTTGCAATAGGCGAGAAAACTATTTCAGGACCTGCTAGAGCACAACATACTTTTACAGATTTAGAGGGTAGAAAATATGCAGCTATTGGCACATCTAAACTTTTATTAATATATTATGGTGGTGAATATTTTGATATAACGCCGTTAGCTACAGCTTTGACAGGCGCTACATTTACTAGTTCTAATGGATCTAATACAGTTACAATAAATAAAACATCACACGGGTTTGAAGAAGGTGACTATTTTATTTTTTCTTCAGTTACTTTGCCTGGTGGTGGAGCAACAACATACGTTGATACAGATTTTACAACAAATACTTTTGAAGTAACGACAGCATCAACAAATAGTTTTACAGTTACGATGCCATCAAATGAAGGTGGTACAGGAATGACTGCTGGAGGCAGCACATCTTTACAAAAATACGAAACTATTGGACCTATCTTACAGACTGCTGGTTATGGTTGGGGTACAGGTGTTTGGGGTGGATCTGTTGGAAGTATACCTTGGGGTCAACAAACAACATCTTCTACAACTATTCTTGACCCAGGAAGTTGGTCATTAGATAATTTTGGTGAGATTCTTACAGCAACAATACGAAATGGTAAAACATTCACTTGGGATGCGGGTGCTGCTAATCCAACAGCAAATAGAGCAACTATACAAACTTCAGCACCTACAAAATCTATTCTGACAGCAGTGTCAGATCGAGATAGACACTTCGTGCATTTTGGAACAGAAACTATTGTGGGAGATCCAACAAAACAAGATCCAATGTTTATACGCTTCTCAGATCAAGAAAACTTTAACGATTACGAACCTACAAGTGTAAATACTGCAGGGACATTCAGACTAGACAAAGGTAATACAATTGTAACAGCTGTATCAGGTAAAGATTATATTTTAGTTCTTACAGACCAAGCAGCATATACAATGCAATTTGTTGGTCCACCTTTTACATTTAGTATTAGACAAGTAGGTACGAACTGTGGATGTATTGGTCAACACGCTGCAGCATATGCAGATGGTAAAGTATATTGGATGGGTCTTGCAGGTGGATTCTTTGTATTTGATGGTACAGTAAAAAATTTACCAAGTTTAGTTGAAGACTTTGTATTTCAAACTGACGGAGATAATTTAGGTGTAAACTATAATTCTAATGAAATAATCTATGCATCTCATAATTCTTTATATAGCGAGATTATATGGTTCTATCCAAAGGGGACACCGGTCAGCAACCCTTCAACACAAATAGATAGAGCTGTAGTATACAACTATAGAGAAAATACTTGGTCTACGATGTCTTTGGCAAGATCTACATACGCAGATTCAATTACTTATGAAAATCCACAAGCTACTGAATATAATCTTACAGGGACACCACAATTTCCAACAGTACAAGGTGTTACAAATACATTTGGGGCATCTACATTATTTCAACATGAGAATGGTGTAAACAAGGTAGATTTATCTGGAGCTTCATCTGCAATATCAGCTTTTGTATTATCAGGTGATTTTGATATTGATCTTCAAGGCGATGGTCAATTTTTATTAAACGTAAGAAGATTTTTACCAGATTTTAAAACTTTACAAGGTAACTGTACAGTTACATTAGGTACAAAAAACTTTCCTACTTCAAACATTTCAACAAATGTATCTTTTGTTGTAACAGGATCGACAAGTAAAATTGATACTAGAGTAAGAGGCAGATTAGCAAACTTAAAAATAGAAAACAGCTCTGTTGGTGACAATTGGAGATTTGGAACATTTAGAGCAGACGTTGAACCAGATGGTAGAAGATAATGGCAAAGATAACAGTTTACATACCTGAACCAAAAGTAAATTACGAGGAAGAAAACCAAAGGCAAATAATAGCATCTTTGGATACCGTAAAAACACAACTTAATACCTCTTTTCAAGAAGACTTGAAAAACGAACAACAAGCATTTAATTTATTCATGTCATGACAATACAATATAAAAACGAAACATTTTCTTTAGCAAACACAGCAGTAACTTCAGTATTTACTTGTCCTACATCAGGCACGTGCATTGTTAAAGCTGTTGATATTGCTAACGATCATTCAGGAGATGTATTAGTAAAAGGTTCAGTTACACCTTCAGGTGGTTCGGCAGTACAATTTTTTATTAAAACATTAACCACAGATACCTCTAATTCTGCAATAAACAACGTCCTTAATCTAGAAGGTGGTGATGCTATTAACTTTGAAGCCTCAGTAGGTGGTGTTATTACTGGTGTTATCAGTTATGCGTTGATTGACAGGTCACAAGAAAATGGCTAAGAAGAAACCATTATTCGGTGTAAATAATTATAAAAAGAGAACACCCAAAAAAAGACCTGGTCGCCACGCAAAAAAATATAGTAAAAGGAAGCCACGTCGTAAACGCAGTAGAGGACAAGGTAGATGAAAATAATACCCGCTAAAGCAAAAGAGATCATAAAAAATAAAAGAACAGGTAAAATATACAAAGACAAAGTAGAGTTTGACAAGGATGTGGCTGATCCAACAACGGACACCGTACAGTCAGATCTTCAACAGGACTTACAAGTAACTGTTGCTTCTTTAGAAGTATTTGGTAAAACTAAATAATGGACCCTAAAGGCGGAACAGAGCTACAAGTAGCAATGTTAGAGAGACACGTAGACTCTAAGCTACTAGAAAAATTCCAAATTACAACATCAGTGCCAGAGAAGATACCTTTATCAAAAGATAAGATAAATATTTTATGGCAACAAAATTCTTACGATCAACCCAATTTATTCCCTTGGTTTAAAAACAAAGATAATCACGATAAATATGATTGGTATGTATTTAACTCACATTGGTTATATGAAAAGTTTAGATACTTTTTTAAGATTCCTACAGAGCGATGCACAGTAATTAAAAACGCAATTGAAGTTTTTCCTGAAAGAAAGATATATAAACAAGGAGATCCAATACGTATGATCTTTCACCCAACACCTTGGCGAGGTCTTAATGTAATTTTAGGTGCCATGCAATTAGTAAAGAGTGAAGATGTAACTTTAGATGTATACTCATCTACAAAAGTTTATGGTGATGCTTTCAGAGATAAAAATGATGATACTTATAAGCCCTTATATGCGCAATGTGCAGAGATGCCAAATGTTAATTATAAAGGTTGGCACAATAATGATTTTATTACAAGTCATCTACAAGAGTATCAAATCTTTCCTTACTCGAATATATGGGAGGAGACATCTTGTATATCTGCCATAGAGGCTCTTGGTGCAGGTATGCACATGATTACAACAAATTATGGTGCACTTTACGAAACATGTAGTGAATGGCCAGTCTATGTTCAATATGATAATAATCGTAAAAATTTATCTACGTGTTTTGCTTATGCAATAGATGAAGTGCGTGAGTATTTACATACAGATAGATGTCAAGAATATTTACAAAAACAACAAGATTTTTATAAAATGTTTTACTCTTGGAAGAAGCGTAAAATAGAGTGGACTAATTTTTTAGAGGGAGTTGCAAATGCAAAATCATGAACCTATTTGGTTTGACAAAAAAGAAGTGAACTTACCCCAACATAGAATTTTTGTAGCTACACCATGTCATTCTGATTTAACAATACATTACACACAATCAGTTTTAGAATTACAAAAGTATTGTATGCAACAGAAGATTGGTATTATGATACAGCTTTTTAAATCTTCACTTGTAACTCAAGGTCGTAATTTATGTGTATCTGCTTTCTTACAATCTAAATCTACACACATGTTGTTCGTTGACTCTGATATTTCTTTTAAGCCAGAAAGTTTACAACATTTAATCGATGCTAATAAAGATGTTATCTCTATACCATACCCAATAAAAGATATGGCATGGGGTAAAGCACATGATCTAATCAAAAAAGGTAAAATAAAAGATGCAGAGGATTTAAAGAATAAAGGTTTCTATAGATACCCAATAAGAGTTGAGGACACAAAAAATATAAAAATTGATAAAGGTGTAATAGAGGTGGAGCACGTACCCACTGGATTTATGTTAATAAACAGGTCAGTATTTGAAAAGATGAAAAAAGAATATCCTGATAAGGTGATAAACCAAGACACATTGATTAATGGTAAATTACAAAAAATTCCTGATATGTATAATTTCTTCGATACTCTTCATGATCCTGAATCAAAAACTTATATGGGCGAGGACTTTGCTTTTTGCAAACTATGGCGTAAAATAGGAGGCAAATGTCATGCTTACGTTAATGACTATATTAGCCATGTAGGAGAGCATCAGTATACAGGTAGGTTCTCCGATGAGTTGATTGTGTCATAGTAAAATGATAATATTTATAATTGGCTAATTATAATGATAAATTAAACATATGTTACAATTTTTACCTTACGCACTAGCAGCATACGGAGGATACAAAGGATACAAAGCATCGAAAGACGCAGGTGGTTCTGGTATTCAAAGATTATTAGCAGGAGCCTT